GTACTCCGCAAATGTTTGCTTGCACCGGACTCTTCTAGCTGGTCATGAATTTTCTTTTGCATCATCTTAGCGGCAACCATAGCTGGGCTAAATGTAACTGCAGTAGGTGTTTTGCCTGTACCTTCACGTACATTATCTACACCCTCAAACTTATCCTTAAGTGGGCCTAGACTTTCAGCTAATGTTTTTGCAGTTGCTCCTGCAGGTATCTCACGATCATCTCCTGCGTAACCGTATGGACCTACATCTTCTTCCAAACCGGATTCACGAAGTTGCTCTGGCTCCATAGGATCAAAGCTAACATCTGCAACTACACCTTCCGGTAACTCGGTAGGGTCTACAGATAAGGGAAACTTCTGTGCCGCAAATAATACATCTACAATCTGACCGTAGGCAGCAAGTGTTTTTGTTTTAGTTACTTTAATAAATACACGAGACTTCTCAGCTTCTGTAAACTGTACTTCTGGACTATATAAGCCACGATAGTTTCTATATGAACGCAACCAACGCTGTTCGTCTTGTTGGCGATAGTCATCTGCACGGCTATACTTCTCCATAATAAATGGAATAATATTAGAAGTGTCTACGTCATCAATAGATGAATCGTCGCTATCCTCTAGTGCAATAGCGTCATCTTCGATAAAGTTGTCGTTATCTTCTGCCATTTATTTTTCCTTAATAACCAAAGGTAGCATCTGCTACTTGCATTCCGTTGTAGTGAGTTCCACCAGAGTCAAAGTCAAAAACACTAAATCGTGGTCTGGACATGATACCATATCTTAGTGCATCATACAAGTGGTCTTCTGCGTGAGTATCTATGTCTTCTGGGTTTCTTTTGTCAATAGGCAATGCAGGTATCTGAGAAATAAGATTAGTACAGTTATTAAAAAATACTAGTCTGGGTTCTTCCGTATACTCGTCTACCTGCAAACGTCTATGTACTTCGTTCTTACCTGCTACACGTGATCCCTTAGAACGGTCCGAAGGACGCCAGCGACATCCTCTGTGTATCATCTGTTCCGCAAGGCTAGGTCCAGTGTCACCACGTCTGTGCCACAGTGAACTATCTAGCACTCCGTACTTTATACCACCATCTCCCGCCTCAAGTTCCATAACCATATCGGCAAGATCAACGGCGAGTACCTTACTTACGTATAGTTCACGGTATACAATAAGTTGTTCACTAGGGGATACAGCGAACCATACAACGCCAGAGTAACTTCCATAACCATAATCACACGCCCTAAACTTTATCCAATTACTTGGTATATCAAATGGTTCGACTACGTGTACGTTTCTGTCAAACTCCGTAAAGGCTGCGCCTTCTTTGATATCCCAATCGCCTTCAAGCAATTGCTTACGCTGTTGCTCAGGCAGTGACAAAAGCATTGCTTCGTAGTCACCTTGCTCTGACAGATAAGGATTGTCAGAAAGTCTCGCAGGTATAAACCTACGTTTAAATAGAGGCTTGCCTGCTTTCTCATGACCTGCAGGATACTTTAGCTGTTCATTAGTATCTATATCGGTAGCTATAAATGAATTCCCTGCAGGTGCAGGATCAATAAACATTTTCTTTACCCAGTGATGTCCTCTGCCGCCGGGGTTAGTAGTAGCCCTCATAGACAAAGGAAGTGCAGGGTCTGCAGTACGTAACCGTGAGCGCATGTAGTTCCATGCATAGGGCGTAGCCCATTGAGTTAATTCATCAAATCCTATCCAGCTAAATGCTAGACCTTGATAACGTGTAACGTCTTGGTCTTTATCTAGGTAACTTAACCAAAGTGTAGCACCAGAAGGTGCAGTCCATGTCATCTTACGCTCTGACCACTTAATACCGGGCCAAATCTTAGGATACATTTCCTGTGATTTAGTTATCAGTTCCCTTAGTTCTTCCGTAGTGTGCCGTAATAAGACACCAGCAAAGGCTGGAACACCCATGTAACGTAAGGGATCAGCCAACATGGCGTAGCTCTTACCCCCACCAGCACTGCCACCATATAAAACTTCACGTTCACTAGAAGCAAGGAAGTCCGTCTGTGGGCCGGGATTAGGTTTGAAGATTACATTATGATCTTCTTCAACCTTACTAGTAAAATCATCTAGTAGTACTGTAGGGCTAGGCTGCTTCACCTTCGTTGCTGTTTTCTTTTGCCCCGATGCGGTTGTTTTCGATTTCTTCCGCTTTGGCGATTGCCTTTTTCGCATAGTCTGCCCATTTGCGTAGGCTTCCAGCTTTGTTTTTTCTTTGTCGCTCATTGTCCAACCGTTTCTTTAGACCTACGTGTGATATTGACCTACCTGTATTTCTGGTAAGCCAATTCGCCACTTCCCGATATGAATACTGTTTAATGTATTTCTTCGCTTGCTCAAGCATATCAAGTTCGTGGTCAATTGGCAAGAGGATTCCGCTATCATCTGGATCAATTTCGTATCCAAAAGGAATTGTTCTTGCTACACGTGGGATAGATACCCATACGTTGTCTTCTTTGAGGTCGGTTGGTTGTGGTAATTTCCACGTACCTACTTTTTTAGTCATCATCATCCTGTGGGTTTTTAGCTGGCATAAGCATTACGCCACCCTTTGCTTCCACTTGCATCTTCTCAGTCTTAACCAAACCAGTACGATCAAGTAGTTCTTTTGCAGCTTGCATCTTATCACGAATACCTAGCTCTGTAGGATCATACAACGCACCTACCATAGCCATTGCAGCCTTTGGTGCATTACGTGCAAGAAAGGTGTGTGTTACTTCGATGATCTCTTCTTTGATACCTTTAGTAACTTCTGCATTAGACGTATTTGCGGAGTAACCAGCCAACATCTTAGCGGCGGTAATGTCACCACCTGCTTCGTCCATAAGAACCGCTAGAAACTTTTGTTGACGTTCCGTTAACTCACGTGGCATAGTACTTCCTTTACATCAATTCAAAGTGTGGACCGTCAATAAAGGGTCTACGGCCTTGTGACCTACGTAAATCTACATATGCCATCATTGCATCTTCCGCTGTACCTTCGTATGTACGAATGTCACCCTCTGACCAAGCTGCACCCCACTTGATTGCTACACCAAGTTCCTTAGCTGCCTCTTTCATTGCGTCACAAAGATCATCATAGACATTTAGTTCCCATACACCCTTGCCATGTACATAAGCCATAAGGTCTACTGCACGGCCCTCTAGGTGCTTGGACTTCATAGTCTGGGACTTACCTGCCGCTACAAGTTTCTCTTGCTCTTCTACGGTACGTAGGCCATAGATTACACCAAAGTCTACCTTAGTCAACTCAATAGCACGTTTAACTACGGCTACTAGGTTTTCATTTACTCCATCCATCTTAGATAGGCTGCGGCTTGAAAGGCTAAATGTCATTACTTCTTCCCTGTGAAAAACTTAGATACTGATCTCATACCAATGCTGGCACTTACAATACCACCTAACGAATACTGATACCAAGTAGGCATAGCTTCAAGTGAAGTAAAACCTGCTTGTACAATCTGGTTGCCCCAGTCACCACAAAATGCAAGAATGAGTGGGATACTAAATAACAAAGTAATCCACTCATCTTTCCAACTGTTCTGGGTAGCGTTAATTGCAGCTAAGTCCCAATCAAGTTCACCTGTAGCTTGCTTAACACGTATTTCTGCATTGGCTTTTTGTATAGCTACCTTACCGTCAAGATAAGATGAAGCTAGACCACCTACTGCGCCTATGATTTGACCAATCATTTATTTGTAGCCTTCTTAGCTAAGTTAGTTACACCCATAAAAACGGATACTACACCAGCTACAGATACAAAATATACTGAAGCCATGCTACCGATAATAGTTGAGGCATTGTCTAAGCCCATTAAGCCCGTAAGAACTACGCCCGAAGGATACAAAAGCATACCCCACAAAGCAAACCAAGCCATTTTCCTAGTCTGATCTCTGTGGGCATCCTCATCCTCAATACGCCTACGCTTATCATCTAAGGCTAACTTGTCCCACTCACCTTGATCAATACAGCCACTACCGTCTGCATCAACCTTATCAAACTCAGTCATTACGTTCTCCGAAAACGTTTAGCCGTTTTAGCTGCAGCTTTAGGTTGTTTAGAAAATTGTTTACCAGCCTTAGTATCTTTTCTTTTTTTGGCTGTACTTGCTGCATACTCTCCACTAGACATAGCTTTAATAGCACCAGCTGGAAGATAACGTTCTCCAGTAGCTTTTGACCCTTGCGTAGAAGGTTTACCACTTTTGGTTCTCCAATCTTGCTTTGTCCACTTGTTAAGACTTTTCTGGGATTTGGAGAGGGCCATTACTTATAGCCCCCACCCTTTGCTTTGTATTGCTTTGCGACCATTTGAGCCTTCCTTGCGCTCCACTGTCCGGGCTTTCCACCTTTGCCACCTGCCTTAACGGAGGCAACAAGACGCTTACGCATAGTAGGCTTAGTATAATTACCAGCCGCATTAACCGTTGAAGATTTTTTGGTTGATTTCACCACGTGTAATTCCAATATCTTTTAGTTCTTTGTCGGACATATTACGAAGAAGCCAGTAATCTGCACGTTTTTGTTGTGCTACTGCGATTGCTTCAAACCAATTAATTAACCATTTCATGTTTATAACTCCTTGTTCATGAACATATGTACACGGATTATCCAATGTACATAGGAGTTATACCATACTTAGTTATATCATACTACAGACAATAATGCAACCCCGCTATTACCCTACCGGGATGAAGGTTTCAGTTACGGTAATAATAGTATCTAGGTGACCTGCACTAGAGGGCTGAACTTGTATCTTATCACCCGGTTGTAGCACTAGATCAATATTAGAAAAAGTTATGTAATCACTATGTCCTATGCTTTTACCATGTAGGAAATGTGATGTATAAGAGTCTGCCGCTACGTACCATTCTACGTCTACGTTAGTACTGCCACTTGTTG